GTATAAATCTCGTCAATGCTGACTCCCTCAATTTTATCAAAACGTTACCTGATGATTGTATCGATCTGATTGCCACCGACCCGCCTTACTACCGGGTTAAAGCCTGTAAATGGGATAACCAGTGGGAAAGCGAAGGGGCGTATCTGGCGTGGCTGGATGAACTGCTGGCGGAATTCTGGCGAGTGCTGAAGCCCTCCGGCAGTCTCTACATGTTCTGCGGCTCCCGGCTGGCGGCGGATACCGAAATACTGGTGCGTCAGCGCTTTAACGTCCTGAGCCACATCATCTGGGCCAAGCCATTTGGCCCGTGGCTGCGTCAGAACAAAGAGAGCCTGAGAGCGTTCTTCCCTTCAACTGAACGGATTATTTTTGCCGAACATTACGCAGGGCCATTCAGGCCAAAAACTGACGGTTATGCGGCAAAATGCGCGGCGTTGAAACAAAACGTATTCCGCCCCCTGATCGACTATTTCCGTTCAGCGCGTGCTTCGCTTGGTGTATCGGCAAAAGAAATTAACGCTGCCACCGGAAAGCAGATGGCCAGCCATTGGTTCAGCGAGAGCCAGTGGCAATTGCCGAACGAAAATCAGTATCTGGCCCTGCAACAATTGTTTGCACGTATCGCGGCGGAGAAACACGAGGCGGGGCAATTGGAGGCACCACACCATGAACTGGTGCGGCAGTACCACGCGCTCAGTCGTGAATATCGTGATCTCAGCCTTGAGTTTGAATCTCTGCGCCGCCCGTTCGCGGTTTCTATCGACGTTCCCTATACCGATGTCTGGACGTATGCCCCGGTGCCTTATTACCCCGGCAAACATCCCTGTGAAAAACCGGCTGAGTTGATGGCGCATATCATTCGAACCAGCACCCGACCAGGGCAGATTGTTGCCGATTTCTTTATGGGATCTGGCTCGACCATCAAAGAAGCCCAAAAGCTGGGGAGGTTTGCGCTGGGTGTCGAACTGGAAGAGGAGCGGTTTAAACAGACAGTCGGCGAGATAAACCGCCACGACAATTAACCGGGCCAGCCTTTGCGTTGGCCTTTTTGCATTTCAGGAACCAACTGCATGAAAACGTATATTGCTGGCCCGATGAGCGGCTTGCCTGAGTTTAACCGGCCAGCTTTCTTCGCAGCGGCAGCGGAAATTGCCGCATCTGGCGATACCCCACTGAATCCTGCTGTATTACCCGATGGGCTTAGTGAGGCTGATTACATGGCGATTTCCCTCGCAATGCTGCAACGCGCGGATGCAATTTATCTGCTTGATGGCTGGCGTTCTAGTGCTGGCGCACGTACTGAATACGCTCTGGCTGAAAAGCTGGGGATCGAAGTGCTGTTTCAGGAGCTAAAGCCGGAACAGTGCCTGGCACTGGCCTGAGAACAGGCGTTATTTCTTCCGAGTGCCACCCGTATGGGAGGTGGGGATCATGAGAATGGACAAATACAGTTCCCAGCTATCGTACTGGGTTGCATCGATATTAACAGCCGCTGGGGCTATGACCTTACAGGATTGGGCGGTGCTGGTGGGGATCATCGTGGCGATTGGCACTTTTGGCGTTAACTGGTACTACAAGCGCAAACTGGTCAATAAGTTAACGGCGGTTGGTTATGACAAAGAGCGGGCGAAAGCCGCTTACCGTGCGATGAACGAATGAGGGCGCTATGTCAGCAAAAATAAAAACGGGTATTGCTGGTGGCATTTGTTCAGTGGGGGTCATTATCGGCCTGGTACTGGATAATGGTCATGTCCGCACCAATCAGCGGGGACTGGAGCTTATAGGCAACGCAGAGGGGTGTCGGCGCGATCCGTATAACTGCCCAGCCGGTATTCTCACCGATGGCGTTGGCAATACCCACGGTGTTAAGCCGGGCATCCGCAAAACGGATCAGCAGATCGCTGTCGATTGGGAGAAAAACATTCTCGATGCTGAACAGTGCGTAAATCGGTATGCCAGCGGTGCCAACATGCCGGATAACACCTTTTCTTCTGCGGTAGAAATCACCTTTAACGTTGGTTGCCCTACGATGCAGAAATCCACCATGTTCCGTTTATTTCGACAAGGGGAATTGGTGGCGGCATGTAATGAGTTACCGCGCTGGGTTTACGCCAATGGTATCAGGCTAAACGGATTGATCATGCGCCGCGCTGAATCGAAAGCCCTTTGTCTGGATGGCCTGAAATGAATATCGCGTTCAGTTGGCGAACTATGGCTGTCGGAATACTGGTCGTAGGGATCGTCGTTGCGGGCCGGTTGGCATTCCACTATCGCGACAGCTACCACCACGCCCTCGACAAGCAGCGCGAGTTTGCACAACTGGCTGAAACCAGACAAAAAGCCATCATTGATATGCAGGCCAGACAGCGCGTTGTGGCGGATATTGATGCTAAATATTCAAGAGAGTTAACCGATGCTAAGGCTACTATCGATCAGCTTGAGCGTAACGTTATCGCTGGTAATCAGCGGTTGCGCGTCAACGCCAGTTGCAAATCTGTGTCCAGTCCCACCACCGCCAGCTGCCTGGATGATGGAACCCGCGCCGGACTTACTGACGCCGCTCAACGGGATTATTTCACCCTCAGAAAGCGAATCGAAACAGCACGAAGTCAAATAGCAGGGTTGCAGGATTATATTCGTAATGTATGTCTTGCACCGAAAGATTAGAGGAAATTTATTTTATGGCAAAAAGACTCAATGCTAAGAAAGAGCTTTTTTGCCGGGAATTTATCGTTGATTTAAAAGCTGGCCCGGCAGCGATCCGGGCGGGGTATAGCAAAAAAACAGCCTATAGTGCGGGGCCGCGTCTGCTTCTTGAGCCTGAAGTTATCCAGCGTATCAACCAATTGAAACAGGAACGAATTGACCGGTTAGGAGTTGATGCTAACTATGTTCTGTTACGCTTGGTTGAAATTGACCAAATGGATGCGCTGGATATTCTCAATGAAGATATGAGCATTAAGCCTGTCAGCCAGTGGCCTTTAGTCTGGCGTCGATATTTAAGCGGTTTCGATCTTGCGGAAATGTTCGAAGGTCGGGGTGATGAGCGAGAAATGGTTGGTATCCTCAAAAAAATAAAGTGGCCTGATAAGGTGAAAAACCTTGAGCTTCTTGGTAAGCATGTGAGGGTGCAGGCGTTTCGTGATCAGATTAGCAACGAACTGACAGGTGCAAACGGTGGGCCTATTCAGCATATCCATACCGCATCGGAGTTAACAGATGAACAACTTGCAACAATCATCGGTAATCAGTAAAGAAGATGCTGCCAAAGAACTGTTAAATCGCCGTCATGCTCGCAGAGGTCTGCATGAATTTATTCAGTACATTAACCAGGAATATATTACCAGCCCGTTTTCTAAAAAAGTTTGTGAAGCACTGGATCAATATCTTCTGGAGATGATGGAAGGGAAGCGCCCCGTATTGATACTGGGTGCGCCGCCGCAACATGGAAAGTCTGATATTGTTTCTCGCTATCTTCCGGCGTACTTCTTTGGTAAATATCCCGATAAGCGTATTGGTGCTTTATCATATTCCTCGGATTTAGCCGGGGATATGAATGCCGATGTGCAACGTATCATGACATCAGATGAATATCGGTTATTATTTCCCGAAAGCTGGTCTGGTAATAAAGCCAAAGACGGTGTAGCAGTTAAACGTAATTCCGATGGATTTGGGATAGCTAACTACAAGGGTAGCTATGTTTGTGCGGGTGTTGGTGGGCCTTTAACGGGTAAAAAAGTCGACCTTGGGATTATTGATGATCCAATAAAGAACTCTAAGGAAGCACTTAGCCCTACCACTAAAAAATCTATCTGGAACTGGTATGTTTCGACTTTTAAAACCCGTTTGTCGAAAAATAGCGGTGAAATCATTATGGCAACCCGCTGGGCAACCGATGATTTATCCGGCCAGGTAATAGAGAAAACGCAGAAAGCTAAGGTGTTAGCCTTTCCCGCTATTAATGTGCAGGGCGAAGCGCTGGTTCCTGAATTACATCCGCTCGATAAGCTGTTAGAGACGAAAGCTATTTTGGGCGACTATTTCTGGTCGGCAATGTACCAGCAATCGCCCAAACCGGGTGACGGGCAGATATTCCAGGAAGGTTGGGTCAGATATTACTTACCTAAAGATCTGCCAGCCAAATTCGATACCGTTATCCACAGTTGGGATATGACCTTTAAAGACAGCGAAGGGACGGACTATGTTGTCGGCCAGGTATGGGGCAAAAAAGACGCCAACGCCTACCTGTTGTATCAGACACGCGCCCGCATGAGCTTCACACAGACGTTAAAAGCGGTTAAACGTCAGTCTGATATGTTCCCGGAAGGTCGTCGAAAATACGTTGAGGACAAAGCTAACGGGCCTGCTGTTATCGATTCGTTAAAATCTACGGTATCCGGGTTGATCCCTGTCGAGCCGGATGGTAGCAAAGTCGCCCGTGCGCATGCGGTAACTGCTGAGTGGGAATCAGGCAACGTATTCTTGCCACATCCGAGTACAGCCCCTTGGATAACTGAAACCGTCGAAGAAATTACCACATTCCCATTCGGCGCTCACGACGACACGGTTGATGCCATGACCCAGGCGCTACGCAAGCTATACACCAAAAAAGGCAGTTTCTTCACAACCAAGAGGTAACTATGTCTGAAATAGAAGATCAACCAGGTATCAGCCTGGAAGAATTGTCTGTAAGGCTGAAAAAGTTAGAAAGGGAGAGGTTTCATCTCAAAACCGCTAATTGCACACACGGCTTTGAGCCGGGGCAGCATACGCAAGGGATTGTTGGGTGCGAGCGCTGTGTTGGAAAGCTCGTGATGATTTGGGATTTAGAGAACGACAATCCACACTTTCATTCACTAGCACCTTAATAAATAGAATAATCAATAT